CCAATGTTCTAAATCACAACCAGAATATATTAACATATCACCTGGTTTAAGATCTACTTTAATACCTGCTCGACCTTCTTTACCTGTAGGATCAAGATAAATAGGCCATGGGTCACCACCTAAATTTAATGTTGTAGATATCTCACAAGAGTACCTATCTTTGTGTCTAGCTAATACATCACCTTGTTTATATATTCTTGCATAAGAATATGTTTCAGATAATTTTAATCCTGTGTGTTTTTCCATAACAGGTTTTACTTCTTGTAATAAAGTTTCCATTGCAATGTCACTGTAATGTGAATAAGTATTAGGCACTTGCTCATCGTTCCATACACCAAAATATTCTGTAAATGGTGAAACATACTTGTTATCGAATAAAAATCTTGCAACATTTCTTTTGTTTAAAAAGTATTTATAAACAAATTCTGCAAGTTCAGGTGAAATAGCTTTTTTTAATACTGTATACTTATTTTTTTTAAACGACATTTAAAACTCCTTTTGGTACTGCCTGACAATTAAAATGAATAAATCTAAATGGACTATAACCCATATCTACAACATATTGATGTGGTAGATAAGACGGAAAGAACATTATTCGACCTGGTTTTACTTGATAACTAATTTGTGATGAAGCATAAGTTACTTTTGTTTTGTCTTTTTCTGGTAACAAATTCATAACATTACCTGGTCTTGGGTCTTCAAACATTGGTAACGATGTAGACTCATCTGCTTTTAAAAAATAAAAACCAGACATATGTCCGTTCCAATGTGTGTGTAATGTGTGGTGTCCACCACCTTTTTTAGAAAATTCTTGAACCCATAATTCTGTAGTAAACACTTGATAGTTCGTTAAATCAAAACCCATTTCATTTAATAAGTTGTACGATGTTGCACCTACATAGTTTTGTAACTGTTTAAAGTTAGGATCACCAATTAATGTTGTTGAATGAAACACGTGTCCCATATCTCCTTTATCACCAAATTTTTTATTACGTTCGTCTATTTGAGGTTTTAATGTTTTTTTTGCTTCTTCAATATATTTATCCGATGCTTTATTTAAATCATCTACAAATGCCGGTTCATCTGCAAACCAAATAGGAGTTCTAAAAAATTCTTCTATCTGTAATTTTTTAGGATAACCTATAATTTTTTCTTTTTTAATTTTATTTTTTTTCTTTTTCATATTTATTTATATGGCCATCCTAAATTCCAAATAACCAAACTGTTTCTTTCTCCACTTTTAACAGGACATACTCTATGCCACACAAAACCAGGAAACACAACTAAAGATCCTTTAGGTAATATTTCTGTACATTTTTTAATATTTCTTTTTTTATCTGGATCAAGATTTCTAAAATCAAATTCTAATTCACCACCTTTATAATCTTTAGGATCAGACAAAGTAACAGTTACAGATAATTTTCTAATCTTACCCTGTGAAGGATCACCTTGTTGTCTTTGATACGGTTGATCCCAACTATCACAATGCCAATCATAATATTGACCTTTTTTATATTTTGTAAACTGACAAGACTCACTAAAGTCCCATTGAAAATTCCAACCAGCACTTGCATTTGCTTGGTTAATATAGGGTTGTATTTCTTTATATATCCATCTATCGGACATCCATACAATGTTAGAATCTCTTTTTGTTTTTAAATCTTTAATTTGTTTTTGATTTAATTTTTTAGAATTACTATAGCCACCAGTAACCGCCATTTCATCCTGCATTTGTTGACCATACTTTACTATGTCATCACAAATACGTGGTGGTATAGCTGATTGAAAATACCAATAATAATTTGTTAAATTCATATATCTTTATAAAAACTTTATAAAGATATTTTAAATTGATGTCAACTAGTCAGGCCATGTTCCTTGAGACTTGGCTCTAAATTGACTTTGTAACGACCACACACCAGTTGCTTTGTTTAATTCTTTTAAAATAACTCTTCCTGAACCACCTGCTCCACTTTGCATTTGTTGATTATTTCCACCGCCACCACCGCCACCAGTATTTGCAACTGCAGGAGTTCCTACAGAGGGAGTATTTCCTGCACCTGCTCCACCCCCACCTGCTCCACCAGGGCCAGGGTTAAGAGGTTGTTGAACACCAAATCCAGGATTATATCCACCTCCACCACCACCGCCACCACCAGCGAAGACTGAACAAGTTGGACCATGATTTCCATAAGTAGCTGATACATCTGTTCCTGCACCACCTGCACCACCTAAACCAACTCCAGGAGTAGGTCCTGGATGACTAGCATTAACACCTACAGCTCCATGTCCACCGCCACCACCACTAGCATAAGAGGGAGCAGTTACAGCATTTCCACCATCATTTCCTTGAGGAGGACTAACAGGAGGTACGTTACCAGGAGCTCCAGAAGCATTCCAAGCATCACCACCACCAGAACCACCACCTGTTGGTGTACCAGCACCATTTCCTGCTCCAGCTGATCCACCAGAAGATGTAATTGTTGAAAAACTTGAGTCACTACCACTATTACCATTAGAATTAGGTTCTGGTCCTTTAACAGCTCCACCACCACCAACTGTAGCTGTGTAGGGTGTACCACCACATACATTTATTTGAACACATCGAAGACCACCAGCACCACCGCCTGCACCATAATTAGTACCACCACTAGCACCACCAGCGACAACTAAAACTTGTGCAAGTCTAGTTCCTGGTTGTGTTGTAATTGCACCTGTAGATGTTTTAGATGTAACCGTGTTATTTCCAAAAGAGGTTACATTTATTTTACCGATTATTCCGCCATTAGATCTGGCCATTTAAGTCTCCTATTCGGACACCCAAGTTGTGCCATTCCAGTCGTAAACTGTTGGTGTTTCCGATTCGTCGTTTGATTTTGTTGCTTGCCAACCTTGTGTGTTGTCAGCTTGATATTTTGTATCATCCCAAGAAATTATGTAAAACCATACAACTGGATCTGCACCATCATCTACAACTGTTGGATAAGTTATAGGTGCTTGCCAATCATCATTTTCATCAAGTGACCATGAAGCATAACGTTGTGGTTCTAAAAATTTATCTTTTACAGGATCGTAAACCATACCTATTCCTGCATATCTTTTTCTAAAATTATTATTATAAGAAGTTTGTTTCCAAATACCACCTTTAAAAAAATTAATACACCATGTTTCACCGTCAACATGCATGTCTGAAGGAACGCAATCGTTTCCTACAACTACTACTCTTTCAACTACTTGATGAGTATCTGATGTAAATCCTGTTGGATCTGGTTTTGTTTTTAATTCTGCAAAATGTGCCATGTTATTACTCCTTAAATTTATATTTTATATTTTAATTTTAACTTATTGTCAACGTTCCAGTTACAGTAAATGATGCTACTTTACATCCTCCAGCTGGTCCTGGTAATGTTGCAATACTATTAGTTCCTGGTGCAACTGAAATAGATGTTGATCCAGGTGCTCTTAATATAACAATTCCTGAACCACCTGCGGCGCCACCAGTATTTTGACCATACCCTGTTCCACCTGCTCCACCTCCAGTATTAGCTGAACCTGCACAACCTGAACCTGCTCCAGGTGAACCTGGACCACCAGCACCGCCGCCTCCAGTTCCTGCTGCTCCTCCTGGTCTTTTAACTCCCCCACAATCTCCACCACCGCCACCGCCACCACCAGCGTATGTTACAGGAGAGTTTGTAATACTATTTGCTAATCCGTTTCCACCAGCACCTCCAGTTCCATTAGGATTTCCGTTTGATCCAACAGCACCAGCTCCACCTCCACCTCCAGTACCTGTATCTGAACCAGGAGGAGAAGAACCTGTACCACCATTATTTCCTTGAATGGGCGAAATAGGGGAACTTAAAGATGGAGTATTTCCACTTCCACCAGTAGTGTTAAACTGACCACCACCTGCTCCACCACCAGAACCTCCATTTCCTCCGCCTCTAGATGGACCACTAGACGGACCATATGAATTACCACCTTTACCACCACCACTTGAATGAATATAACTTACCGATGAATCAGTTCCTGTTCCACCTTCACCAGATTCAGCTCCTGGTCCTGCTGCTCCACCAGCACCAATAGTTATTGCATTAGATCCTGGATTTAAAATAATTTTTTGTCCTCCTGGAAAAGATGATCTATAACCACCTGCTCCAGCACCACCAGATGGGTTTCCTGCAGTAACTGAACCCATTGCTCCACCACCACCTGCTACTACCAAGTAGTCAAATTCTGTGCCACCACCACTATCACCAATAGTTAAATTAGCTGATGCATTAAAAGTTGCAACTTGATTTAAACCATCTAAAGATATAACTGGTGCATTTGGTGCACTATCTGTTGTTAATAAAATTCCTGCTGGTATTCCTGTTGATCTTACGATCACGATACCTGAACCACCTTGAGTATTTGTTAAGGCACCTCCACCTGCTCCACCACCAGTGTTTGCATCTCCTGCTGTATTTGTATTTGGTTGAGGTGGGCCACTTTGATAAACAACACCACATCCTCCACCACCAGCTCCACCACAACCAACAGTTCCTGAAAGATAAACGGCACCGCCACCACCTCCAGCATATGTTGTTGCTGTTCCTGTAATATTGTTTGGTGCTCCTGCACCTCCATTTCCACCTTTTCCAGGACCTGCATTATTTCCAGCAGCAGTAGCTCCACCACCACCTCCAGCTCCAACAGATGGTCCACATCCTGGTCTAGCATCATTTCCTCCAGAATTACCTTGAGGTGGATCTGTAGGAGGTGTATTACCAGCTCCTCCACTTCCATCATTAAAATTACCACCTACAGCACCACCACCTGAACCTCCACTTTGACCAGAACCAGCTCCAGGCGTTCCTGTTCTACCACCACCTTCAGATGTAATTGTTGAAAATACTGAATCAGAACCACAAGTTCCACTTCCACCACCACCAATTGTAATTGCATAACTTCCTAAACTTAATTCTTGTGCTGTGCCTTGTAAAGGAGAAGGTCCATAACCAGAAGCTCTATAACCCCCAGCTCCACCTCCACCTCCAACGTGTGTGCTACACGGAGATCCACCACCACCAGCGACTACCATGTAATCTATGTCTGCTAATCTTGATGGCCATGAGCCATCTTCCACTGCTTCTAATTGATCACTAAGACTCCAGACTCCTGAAGCTTTGTTTAATTCTTTTACGATAACTATTCCTGATCCACCTGCTCCACCATTATGAGCAGTCCCAGGATTACTTCCAGGATTACCAGCACCACCTCCACCACCACCAGTGTTTGCAGTTCCACTATTTCCAGCTCCACCATTAGCACCATTAGCACCACCTCCGGTTCCACCACTACCAGCTCCTGCAGGGTTTCCACCACCGCCACCGCCACCAGCGTAAACTCCAGAATTAGGTGCTCCTGGATAATCAGGACTTACATTTGTTCCTGCTCCACCATTACCACCACTTGAACTTGATCCATTAACTCCTACGGCACCATGTCCACCACCGCCACCTGCTCCAAATGCAGGTGAAGAATCAGCTCCAGTTCCTCCATTATTTCCTTCTGGTGGATCATAACTTCCTGCATTACCACTACCTTTAGCTCCAGGTGGATAGTTTCCAGCTCCTCCACCAGATCCTCCCGCTTGTCCTGCTTTACAGGAACAGCCAGGATATCTTCCTCCTGCTCCTCCAGCTGTAGAACTGTGAGTTGTTCCACAAGCAGCGATAGATGAGTTATTTCCATTTGCAGAGTTACCACCACCTGCACCGATAGTAACTGTTGCTGTGCCACTAGCATTTACTTCTAAATTTCTTAAACCACCTGCTCCACCACCACCAGCTGATCTTGTGTTAAAATCACTTGTAACATCTCTTCCACCTCCACCACCAGCAACAACTAAAGTTTTAATAATTCCAGTTCCTGATTGTAGTGTGATATCTCCTGAAGAAGTTTTGGATGTAATTTTATTTTTTCCAAAAGATGTTACGTTGACTGGTCCAATTATTCCGCCGTTTTGCGCCATAATTTAAACCTCCTAAGCGTCGTCTATAACTTCATAAGATAAGAATAAATCTAAATCGCCTGAAGCACTAGCTCCACCTTTTAGTATATCACCTTCCATAAGATAGATAGGTGTATCGACCAATACTAACGTTGCGTCAGCTGGGACCGAAACTGTTTTTGCTAAATAAACTGTTGCATCAGCACCTGTGCCAGAAAATCCTGTTGCTCCAGCAGTTGTTAAACCATCAACAAATAAATCTACATCTGCTGCATTTGTTCCATCAACATTTGCTACTGTAATTCTATTAATTTTTACAATTTTGTCTGCAGCAACTGTTGCTAAAGTTGCAGTTAAAGTGTTAGATAAATTGAAACCTAAGTTTCCACCTA